GCCGCCTGATCGCCGCGGACTGGCTCACGGTGACGGCCGAGCAGATCAGCCACGTCGATCTGATCGTGATGAACCCGCCGTTCTCGGCCGATGAGCGGCACATCCTGCACGCCTGGGAGATCGCCCCGCCAGGCTGCGAGATCGTCGCGCTGGCCAACTGGAACACGGTCTGCGATGAGTACGTGCATCGCCTCACGCAGCGCACCGGAAGCGGCCTGAAGAAACAACTGGCGAAGCTGATTGAGGGCTACGGCAGCAAGGAACACCTGGGCGAGTGCTTCACCACCGCCGAGCGTCCCACCAAGGTGAGCGTCGGCCTAGTGCGGCTGACCAAACCTGGCAGCCGGCCTGGTGGCGACGAGTTCGACGGGTTCTACCTGGGCCCGGACGACATCGAGGCCCAAGGCGAGGGGCTAATCCCCTACCGCCGCAGCCGGGACATCGTGCAGCGCTACGTGGAGGCCTGCAAGATCTTCGATGAGCAGGTGGCCGCGGGCACCAGGCTGCGGGGTGTGCTGGATGGATTCTTCGGCCAGGAGCTGGGCTTACAGGTGACCGTCGAAGGTGCGCCGGTGACCCGCAACCGGTTCCGCAAGGATCTGCAAAAGCAGGCCTGGAAGCACGTGTTTGATGAGTTCCTGCCGCAGCAGATGGCCACCAGCCAGCTGGCGAAGGACATCAACCGGTTTGTGGAGGAGCAGTCGAAGATCCCGTTCACCGAGCGGAACATCTACCGGATGCTGCAGATCGTCGCCGGCACCCAGGAGCAGCGGATTGACCGGGCGGTGGAAGAGGCCGTCGATTCGATCACTCGCCACACGGTGGAAAACCGCTACGGCGTGGAAGGCTGGGTAACCAACTCGGGCTACATGCTGAACAAGCGATTCATCCGGCCTTACATGGCTGAGCTGGCCTACAGCGAACCGCGCAAGGTGCGGCTCAAGACCTACGGCGGCCAGTGGGATGAGATCCAGGATCTGATCAAGGCGCTGTGTTTCATCACCGGTCGGTCGATTGAAGAGGTGCGCCTGCCGGAGCAGTTTGGCGAGAACCAGTACTGGCCAGGTGACTGGCACGACTGGGGCTTCTTCCTCTTCCGCCCCTACAAGAAAGGCACCGTGCATTTCGAGTTCAAGGATCAGGAGGTCTGGGCGGCGCTCAATGCCCGCTATGCCCGCATCAAGGGCCAGGTGCTGCCCGAACAGCAGCGCCGGGCGAAGCAGCGCAGACGGCAGGGGGTGGCGGCATGACCCCCATCAAACTCCGCATCGCCGCCGAGACCGTGCTGGCCCAGCTCCGCATGGAGGCCCAGCGTCCGGCTGCCATGCCGATCCGCCAGCTCCGGCCTGGCGAGGGGATGGATGATCTGCTGCGGCGGATCGTGAACGACCGGATCCGCAACCCCACCTCATCACGATGAGTTACGTAACCCGAACTACTGAAGTTGTCATCTACGACGCCGACGCCCTTGATGGCCCGTTTTCTGACGTGGCGCTCAGGCTGGTACTGGTGCCTGACAGTGGCGACGAATGCCTAGAACTGCACTACGGGGAGACCGAGATCCCTGTCAGCGTCGAAGAGCTGGAAGTGCTAGCTGCCGCGGCCAAACAGCTGCTGCATGGTGAGGGCGGCCGTGATCACCTACACCACCCCCACTCTGGAGATGAACGATGAGCACTGATTACCGCACCGAACTGCAGCGCCTGGTGAAGGCGTATGACGAGCATGGTGGGAGGTGGCCTGACCACCATGAACAGGCCCTGCACAATGCCGTTGAAGCCGCCCGCACCGCCCTGGCCCAGCCCGAGCCGGAGGGGGTGCCCCCAAGGGTTGGCCACATCCTGCGCCTGGCTGAGATCATCCGCGAGGTGGACGGCAACCACGACAAGGGAGCCGCCGCGCTGGCTGAGGCGATCCTGTCTCACCCTGGCAGCAGATGGAGCCCCGCCATCGAGCCCGTGCCCGTCGCTGAGGGGCTGCCGGGGCCGGAGGATTGCGATGCGGAAGGTATTTGCTGGTGGTATGACAGCCCCGGCGGCGGCTGGTACATGGATGCATTACAAGGCAACTACAGCCACTGGCGCCCCCAGCACGCCCTGCCGGTGCCCGGTGCGGAGGTGGGGTGATGGCTGAGATCGTATGCCGACACGCTGAAGATGATTTCTTCGCCCTAATGACCGCGCGAGGCATGGAAGACGCTAATTGCTGCGTCTTTTCTATTACTCATGTCCCAGGTGCTCCTTCAATGCTCAGGTGGATTGTTTGGGGCCGTTTTGACCCAGCCAAAACAACCTTTGACAAGATCGACGTTTGCATTAAAAAAAGACTTTTTCCAGCGGACGAGGAACAACCATGACCACCCCAACCCAACCCCTATCCCCGGCCGCGCAGGCTGTATGGGATGCCTGGAATGACGCCTACGAAGCTCAAGGGCCGCTGGAAGACATGGGCCATCCGCTTGCCGCCGCGCTGATTGCTGCAGTGGATCAGGTGGTGCCGCTTGAGTTATGTCTTCCTGAGCAGGCGCCCATAGAAGGTCACATTAGACAGGATCAGCGAGGCAAGATCCGCCGCCAACTCCTAGCCATCGCCGCCGAGCTGCGGCAGGAGGGGCAGTCGTGAGCATGCCTCTGTGGAAGGTGATGAACGAGGTGTATCGGTGCGGCTATAAAGAACCGGCCAGCGGTTCCATCCTGCACAGGGAGAGGGTGAGGCTGGGGCATGCCGCCCAAATCCGCGCCCTTGCCCAGATCATCGAGCAACGCGGCACCCAGGACATCGACCGTGACCCCGGCGAAACTGCCGACTGGTTGCGGGCTGAGGCTGACAGGGCGGAGGGGTCCCCATGACCCACCAGCTCTACATCAAACAGGGCAGGCGTTACATCCCGTGGGGCAATGGCCGGCACTGGGATGCCGATCACGATGCGATGGAGGCAGGCAGCTTCCGGCTAATCCATTGCCCCGATCCTGGCCACTACCGTACGCGGCATGACGTGACACCGGATACGGCGAGATGGGCTGCAGCGGCGATGATCGCGCAGCAGGCAATGGAGGATGCAATGCGAAAACGTGCGATTGCACAACCACAAGTTCAGCCGTACACCGATCGCCAACTGAGGCTGATCGAGCAGTTCCGGCGTGACATGGCTGCAGCCGGTGGCCTAGTGCCCAGCTACTGGCGCCACGGCACAGCGTTCGAGATCGCGCAGGCAGGCATCGATGCAGTGCGGAAACCTGAGCCATGAGCACCACACCCGACCGCCTAGCCCTCGCCGCATGCCCGATGTCAACGCTGAGGCGCTGCGTCGAGCCATGCGACAACTGCCGCCAAACCGCGGCGCAGGTCGCTGGTGAGCTGTGCCTGGTGCTGCTGGAACACTCCAGTGACACCACCACCGCAGCGGCCGACTGGATTTCCTGCCACGCCATGCCATGACCTGGACCACCAGCCGCCTGCCCACCGCTGCCGATGGCGACCTCCACGGCATGGTGCGCTGGGATTCACGCCTGCCAGGGATGCTCAGCCACTGGTCAGACGTTCGTCCCGGTGAGCAGTGGCGGCGATCTGCAGCGTGGCAGCCGCCGGTGGAAAACTCAGAGCATGGAAACTGAGCCCGGTTCGCTGTCGCTGCAGCTCGTTGATCGGCTCGGGAAGCTGGAAGGGCTGATCATCGGTTTGCAGACCAGCATCGGCCAGTCCCAGGCGCAGACCACAGCGTTCATGGGTCGTGTCGAGCGCCTCGAAGCCCGGCAAGTGGAGCTGGAGCGCAACATGATCACCAAGCAGGACATCAGCCAGCTGGTGGAGAAGGTCGATCAGCTCACCACCAGCGAAGCACGGCAGCAGGGTGGCACTGCAGTGGCCAGCTGGTCAGCGCAGGCTATCGGCACCTGGGCTGCCGTGATCATCGCCCTGCTCGCTCTGGTGGGTGTGGGCGTGCAGCGCGAGCGGCTTAACCACCAGGCGCCAGTCGGTCGCTCTGCTTCGCCTTGAACGTGTCCACCAGCTCGGTGTAGTAGGGCGTGATCTGCGCCACCGGTGATCCACGGATGCCGTAGACCATCAGCGGATCACCGGTGGCGACGCTCCACTGCTCCGGTGCAGCCTTTGATGCGGTAAAACCGATCACGCCGGCCAGGATCTGCTGCGCACCGAACATGGTGCCCGACGGCAGCACCTGAAACTCGCGGCCATAGATGTGGACGCCATCGCTGAACTGGAACACCTGGAGCTCGCCCCAGGCGATCGAGGTTTCGGGCATGGGCCGCCAGCGCCTAGCTCAGGTTTCCGAATCAGACGCCGGGTTCGTCCGATTCATCCGGCCCACGGCACGGCAGCTCGGGGTTGGCGCATGGCGGGGTGATGCCCCGGCCAGCGCAGAGCGCTCGGAACGTTGCCATGGCGCGAGTGCCGCTGGCGTCCTCGACGCACATCCCAGCACCGCACACCTGCCAGATTGCCTGGCCGTCACGGATGATCATCTCCTGGGTTGGGAGCTTCCTGATATCCATCCGTCCGGTGCTGGTGGCATAGGTTGCCGGGTGTGCACCGTTCACGCACCACCGCCGAGACTGCCTGCCAGGACAGGCTCGGCACTACGACATCCGCGAAACGCCAGAGGATCTCTATGCTGCTGTGTTGGCCTGTCGCAGAGCGCAAACCGTAGGCCAGGACAGCGATCAGGGGGCAGCAGCAGATCAGCAGCAAGGGACTGTAAGGGACAGCAAGGGACCATAATTCTCGCCGGTATGCACGGCCCGTGCATCGTTGCATCGGCCACGGTTTCTGCGCGTCGTATTCCCCCCCCATGGCATCGATCAACGTCCAGCGCGGCCGGCTTTACCTGCTGGCTCGGGTGCCCCGCCGTGACGGCAGCCCTGGCCTGGCGCAGCAGCGGATCGCCCTGAGGCTGGACGACACGCCTGTGAACCGTCGCGTTGCCGCCAAGCAGCTGCAGACCTTGGAGCGGCAGCTGGCCACCGACACGTTTGAGTGGGGGTACTGGACCGACCAAGGGGAGGGGATCACCTGGCGTGAGGCCATCGCCCGGCTGCATCGCGCCAGGGTGGTGCTGGGGCGCACGTCGGAGCGGACATGGGAGATCAACTACATGGGCCGGCTGCGGCAGATCCCGCCGGCCAGCACGGTCACGACAAAGGCCATCGCCCAGGCGCTGCAGCGCTACGACCGCTCGACCTGCTCATACAAGGAGCTGTGGTATCTGCTTAAGCAGCTGGCGCAGCTGGTCGGCGTGCCGTTTCCTGAGCTGCCAGTGCCGACGTATAGCAGGGCTGAGCTGGTGGCGGTGCCGACTGATGCGGAGATCATCCGCTGGGTTGAGGCAGCGCCGGATCCTGCGTGCTGGTATCTGGGGATGATGGCCACGTACGGTCTCAGGCCGCATGAGATCGAGGGTGCGGCGCTGATCGAGCGGGATTATCTGCAGGTGGCAGAGGCGAGCAAGACCGGATTCAGGACGGTGGTGCCGGTGCCCCGTGAGTGGGTGGAGCTGTTCAGGTTGAGAGATCGCCGGGTCAGGAGCAGCCCGACGGATGTGGCGAAGTGGCTCTCGAAGACCACCCACCAGCTGGGGCTGAGCTGGCGACCGTATGCGCTCAGGCATGCGTTCGCCGGCCGGCTGTGGCGGCAGGGTGGGTCGCGGTTGGATGTGTATACGGCGGCCCGGCTGATGGGTCATAGCCCCGGCCAGCACTCACGAACCTACCGGGCGCACATTCAGCCCCACCAGGTGGCGGAGGCGGCGGAGAGGGCGTTAGGGGGTGGGTGAGCGCCATCCCATCTCTTCTGGGTCGTGCGCTTCGGCCCATTCCAGCGCTTCGGCCTTGGTCGCAAACGGTCCGGCATGGCCTGATCCGTCAAAGGTCATTCCGCCGTTATCGGGCCACTCGACTTTCCCTGCAGTTGCCCACGCAGCACCGGGAAACATTCCCTCTTCGACCTCATAGCAGCGGATCACAGCAAACCACCCATCAACAGGCGGCAGCGGATCCCAGCACCAGTCCTGCGGAGCGCTCACTGCTTTGCTCATCGACCAACTCCAGTATCCGGCACCACCGCCCCAACATTCACCCGAACCACCCGCCGCTGTGCCTGAGCAGGCGCCAGGTTGATCAGTTCTCGACCCCAGCGCCAACGCGAACGACGGCAGCTGTCGGCTTCATGGATCAGCCGTTTGATGTGGCGATCGGAGACACCAAGCGCTTCGGCAGCTTCCGCCACGGTGAGCAGCAGTCTGGAGTTGCGGTTGTCCATCAGCAACGCTCCCTGCCGAATAGGGAGCAGTCACGGGCAAACCCTGGACCCTCCAGCGCCGGGTCTGGAAACCCCAGCCCGCACTCGCCGTGATGCCAGTGCATGCACCGCTCGCAGCTTGGATCGTTTGGCTCTGGTGGTGGACGGTAACCATCAGGCAACACGTCGCGGTAGATCTTGCCGATCCGTATCTGGCGGATCGTTTCACGGCTGACCCCATACACGTGCCCTAGAGCACGGTGCGTTTCAGGTGATGCAATGATCGCCGCGATCTGCTCAGCGGTGAACTTCCGGGTGGTCATCCCTTGCTGCCCGTAACCTGCTGATCAAGCCATGCCCAACAGCGGCCTTTACGGCGTGAGCTGGCCATCCGAATCACACGGCCAGTGTCGCTGACCAAAAGCGCCGGAGCGCTAGGAGGAACTGCCCACTTCATCCCAGTGAGCCCATGACGGTCTTGTGTTCATTATAACGCCCCGTTTTGGCATAGGACCGCATGGGTCGATCTGACATCTTGTGGAACACCATCTGTCCAATCTTCATCCCCGTCCATAGCAGCTGGGGCCAGAGCTGGCGGTTGTTGCGCAGCTCCAGCGTGAGAACACTGCCATGCCAGCCGGGGTCGGCCCAGACGGCGAGCGCCTGATCGAGGCCTTCGCGCGCGCGGCTGGATTTCAGCCTGAACTCAGCGGCGATGGTGTCAGGGATGTTGAAGGTCTCGCGGGTGGGCGCCAGCAGGAACTGTCCCGGTTTCATCTCATAGGGATTGGCTTCACTGTGCCAAGCCAGGGGGTACTGCACCAGCTCACGGGATTGCGCCGATTCGATCAGCAGCGTGTCACCGAGGCGAACGTCCAGGCTGGCGGGGTTGATCAGGTCAGGGTCGAATCCTTCCACCATGCCTTGGTTGCAGAGGTCGAGGATTTCGTGGTCGCAGAGGATCATTTCAGGAATCAGCGTCGGGGATGGATTCGAGGGCGCGGCGGATGGGGAAAGGCTTGGACCTGAGCAGGATCTGCGCGATCTGCCATTCGCGGCCGTCTGGGTCAACCACCCAGTAACTGGGGACCAATCCACCAGCGAAGCCTGTCACCTTTCCGGAGTTAGACCACTGGCGGCAGTACACCTCATCACCAGGCTTGAATCGCGACCGGCGGCTTGTGTTAGTGAGCATTGCGGTCAAAGCCATGCGGCCTTCTTCTTGCTGAGGATGGTGATTTTGTTGGCATTGGGATGGCGGTTCTGCGCGAACCGCTCGGCCTGTTGTTTACCGGTGGCGCGAATGGTGCCGCGCATCGGTCGGCCTTGCGGGAACCGTGCCTCAAACGGCCACAGGGTTGCCCGTGGGTTGGTGGTGCGGGTGATCCCTTCGCCTGCAGACAGGCAGGGGTCATCATCGAAACTGAGCGAGTTCATTGTCCGTTGGTGTGGTGGATTGAAGTTCCCAGTGCTTGCACCAGTTGGATGGATGAACACTGGGCCAGGGCGGTAGATCGAGCAGGTGGCATGTGAGCCCAGTGCCGTCGTGCCGAACGTGCCGGCATGTCTGGCACGTGGTCACTACCACCGCTCGGTGCGCTGCAGCTCGGTTTCGCGGTGCATGGTGTAACCGGCGGCGATGAAACCAGCGATCACGATCACCGTGAGCAGAGCAGTTCTCATGCTTCCGCGACGGGCATGGGTCTGGGCAGCAGCTGCAGCACGTCGGCGTTGCGCTCGAAACGCATCCAGGGAAACCACTTCATGGCTTGGGTGTGATGCTGAGGATTTCGGTTTGCGGGCCGTACTGGAACGCGAAGGCGTCCTTGATGGCGTCGTTGCCCCAGCCGGTTGGAACGATCCATTCGAGTGTGGTTTCATCGGGGGAATCAGGGCGGCGGTACTTGATCTCGATGGTCATCAGACGAGCTCCTTTCCGGTCATGGACGGGAGGCTGAACACCTGTGCCGGTGCTGGTGGTTTGGCGTGGGTGGCGGACTGGATCTGCGCAGCGATGTGCTGGGTCTGCTGCACCAGGCCGGCGGCTAGATCGCGGTCGATCGGCGTGAAGTCGTCCCAGGCGTTTTCGGCCATCGCCGTGGCGACGGCCTGGGTTGCGTCGAGCAGCGCCACCAGCAGCGGCAACACGGGGCGGTTGAGGCGGCCGGGATCAGCGATCAGCAGCGAGCGATAGGGATCAGCCGGCATGGCGGCACGGGCGGCCTGCAGGATCGTGTCGGACAGCTCGCCGTTGCAGGTCATGGGATGGCCGGTGATGCAGGGCAGGGTTGATGTCATAGCGGGGTGTTGCGGTTGGGGAACGGATACGGTGCGGGTCACTTAATGGTCCAGCTGCGGCGTTCGACCAGGCATGCGCCATCGATGGCCTGGCCAGCAGCGAGTGCAGCCTTGAGTGCCGTCTTGTCGGCGGTGTAGGTGGTCTTGACCCGCTGGAACTGCTCCGGCAGGTCAGCGGCGAGCAGCTCAGGATCGAGCTCCACGCTGGTGACGCGGCGGCTGGTGATGCTGTGCTCGGGGAGCTTCCAGGTGGTCTCTTCAGGGTCAACCCGTTGCAGTGCACTGATCAGCCGGTCCTGTAGCACTTCTGCCTGATGCTCAGCAGCTTTGGCCAGCTCAGCCAGCCGGCGTGCATGATCAGCCCGTACTGCAGCTTGTGCGCGGATGTGATCGATCGCCCAGCACCAGGCGTCGGCCTTGGTTTCAACAGCCTTGCGGTTGTCCGCTTCGGCATCGATCAGGGTCTCAAGCTGAGCGGTAGCCTCAGCCACCTCTGCCGGGTCATCAGAGAACAGCAGCTCGGCGGCAGCGTTGATGCGGCCCTGCAGCCGCAGGGCGTCGCCGGTCAGGTCGAAGAGTGTTGCGGTCATGGGATCAGCGGAGCGATGGGTTGCGATCAGCAGCGGAGAGGGACGGGTGACGATCAAGCCAGCAGCGTGGTTCGAGGTCGCTGCCAAACCCGGAGTCCTCGGCCTCGGGCACGTCGTCGGTTTCGTCCCACGCATCCGCGTAGGCCTCGTCGAAAGTCATGGTTGCAGTGGTGTGGTGGCCTTCCAAATCATACCGCTGCGGTTGCGCATCTGCAACGGTCTGGAGCGGCTTGATCGCTGCCGGAACGCTGAGGCGGTGGGTTGCTGACCCCTGAAACCCCCGTGGTGACAGGGGTTTTCCTTTGGCTGGCACGGGTTACGATTGATGGAGCAGCTGGGGTGGTTCCCGGCTGCCGACACCGTGACCCGTGTCACTGTGTGGTGGCTGGGGCCTTCGGGCCCCACTTACCACAACGGAGCACCGGAAACCTGAGCCAGTTGCGGCTCTGCGGTGACGCTCTGGTTCCGAATGTTTCCGGGCCGCGGTCGCATCAAGGGGATCGCCACCAACCAGATCAGCGAAGGCGGCAACTATGTGGTGCGGCGCCGGCACAGGGAGCAGGACACCTCGGGGTGGGTGCGGACGTTGCGAGGTAAGGCAACCGATGGCAGCACGATCGCGCTAGTCGAGAAACGCAACGCAGCACAGGAGTTCGTTCGGTTCGGCGTGGACCCCGTGACCGGCATCGGCCAGGGTGCGCCACGGTCAGAGCTGGCACCAAGGCGGCTGATTGATTTTGGGGACACCGTGCACCTGAGGCTGGAGTTTCGCGTGCGTGCTGAGAACCTCGACCGGTTGAGCGGCTACGTGCTCCAGTTCTGGCAGCCAGTGATCTCTCCTATCGCCGGGATTCGCGTCAGCGGTGGCCGGCTGGAAGCGGTGAGCCGTTCAGCTGGTGGCGCTGCCAGTGCGCCGCTCACGCGGGGGTGGAATGAGATCAAGTTGACGTTCAGACCTGGCGACGATGGCCTGTTCAAGCTGCGGGGTGATCTGAACGGGTCGGTAGCGGGGCGGATCAACGGGGGCAGCCAGGCGGGGCTGGCGACTGACGACATCTACCGCCCGAAGTTCGGATGGTACGGATCGCCAGGGCAGAACGTGGCCGTGGACTACCGCCGGTTCGTGCAGTGGGCCGAGAGCTGACCTACGGCTGCACCAGATCAAACACCACCCAGGCGACGACGACCGCGACGCCCAGCGCCACCGGTAAAGGCACGGCACTCAGCAGCCAGACCAGCAGGCCGGCCACCAGCGCAACGGCCACTGTGAAGCGGATCAGGTACGCCATCACTCCCATCCAATTCGCAGCAGCGCCACCAGCAGCACCGCAACGGCAACGCTGGCTGGGGCCATCATCGCGGCGATCATTGCGACATCACAGGTCATGGGATAGCAGCTCCGAACGTGTTGATCAGTGTGGTGAGTAGGAGTAGGAGGGTGGTCATCGAGGCCGGGACACTACGGGGCACTCAGGCCGTCAATGAATCGCTGCGGCAGGTCGTAGCCGCTGGACATGCTGATCAAGTGTTGCTGCAGGTCGGAGGGGATCATCTCGGCGGCCAGGCCCAGCCCCCACGCCTCTAGAAATGTGCGCACGTCACCTTGTGCGGCTTGACCGAGGCCCACTCCGATCATCAGGTGCAGCACGGGGGCAGCCTGAGCGATGGCGGCGACGAACTGGTTGATCGCTGGATCAGCAGCAAGCGCAGCGCCAAACTCCAGCCACTTGTCAGCGGTGGCGCCATTGATACCGAAATACGATTCGGCCTCTGATTGGCTGTTGAACCAAAACCAGCCGTTGACAGGAAATGCAATTGTTACGTGATTCTCGGCCAGCAGGGTGTAGTTGGGTGCATACACGCTGGTCGCCGCGTAGCTGAGCAGCTCGCGGTCGAACTTGTAAAAGCCAGGATTTATGGTCATGCTGTCACCGTCCATCCTTTGGCCGTGGCAATGGTTGGGTTGTAGCCAGCCTCATTGATGCCGTAGTTTCCCGTGACCGTAATAATCTGGCCGGTGACAGTAGGCAGCCCGGCAAAGATCTCGTTGAGTGCGACAGCGGATAAGCGTTGGTTGGCGACGGAGAATGTAAATCGCTGCCCGGTGGCTTGAATACGGGCGAGCCCGCCAGCGATGTAGATGTTGGCGAAATTAGCCGATGACGATACGCCTGATGTGTCCATCGGCGGTATCGTTTGCAGGCTGGAGCAGTTCTGAAACATGCCGCTCATGTTCGTTACTGCTGCAACGCTGTCAGGGAATGGCGGTATCGTTTGCAGGCTGGAGCAGCCAAAGAACATGCTGCTCATGGTCGTTACTGCTGCAACGCTTCCTGGGAATGGCGGTATCGTTTGCAGGCTGGAGCAGCTCTGAAACATGCTGCTCATGTTCGTTACTGCTGCAACGCTGCCTGGGAATGGCGGTATCGTTTGCAGGCTGGAGCAGCCAAGGAACATGTTGTTCATGATCGTTACTGCTGCAACGCTGTCAGGGAATGGCGGTATCGTTTGCAGGCTGGTGCAGCCCTGAAACATGCTGCTCATGGTCGTTACTGCTGCAACGCTTCCTGGGAATGGCGGTATCGTTTGCAGGCTGGAGCAGCCAAAGAACATGTTGGTCATGTTCGTTACTGCTGCAACGCTGCCCGGGAATGGCGGTATCGTTTGCAGGCTGGAGCAGCCAAAGAACATGCTAATCATGTTCGTTACTGCTGCAACGCTGCCCGGGAATGGCGGTATCGTTTGCAGGCTGGAGCAGCTCTGAAACATGCTGCTCATGGTCGTTACTGCTGCAACGCTTCCTGGGAATGGCGGTATCGTTTGCAGGCTGAAGCAGTTCTGAAACATGCTGCCCATATTTGTTACCGCCGTTGCACTAGGCAAACTCGGCAACGATTGCAAACTGCGGCAACCATTAAAGAGCTCAGCCATCGAAGTCAACGCACCAACCGCCACAATGTTGATGCGCTCAATTAACGCATGAACAACAGTCGTTGTACCACCAATCGTTAAGTTGGCGCCGCTGACTTGCGGAATGGCCATTGCTAGATCTAGCCAGCCGGTCGGATAGTTATTTACCAGCCCTGTTTGACCGTGCTTCTGAAAAAAGTTCACCAACGTCAGGTTTTGCCCTGCCTGCGGTGTGATCGTCACCACGGCCACTTTGTACGGCAGCAGCGTGGCTGAGCCATCCGTGCCGGTTAGATCAACAGCGCTGCCGCCAATAGTTTCGGCAATCTGAAAACTGTTGGCCGCTGCGTTGATGACGTAATACAGCCGACCGGCAACGATGCCAGTTGTATTCACCAGGTTATAGAACCTAATGCCAGCACCATTGCTCAGGCCGTGCGCAGTGCGATTGACGACATTTGTGGCAACGGTGAACGTTACTGGCGCATCAGTGCCAGCAAGTTGCGGGTCGTTGAAGTCAAACTGATAATCTGCGCGAGTGTTGCTCGCATAATTTGTAACCGTACCATCGCCATAATCAATCGTATAGGCGCCCTGCGCAAGGAACGCAACGAAGTTGCCGCCAGGGCCGGTGCCATCACCAGGCCACACCGCATGTAGCCCTACAATCCTTTGCTCTTCTGCACCAGGCGTCGTCAGCGCCGGCCACGCTGGATTGCGCACCCACTCAGCAGTAACAGCACCACCATCACCGCCAGCAACCAGCGTGCTGCCTAAATAGATTTTTCCCGTTGTAGTTGGCATCAGCTTATGATCACGTAAAGAGTGGTAGCGCTAGGCGTTGCGATGGCGTCGTATTCAGACTGCGTGAGGCTGACGATGTTGGTCACGGCGTCGGCTCCGGTGATGCCGGTCGGGTCACTGACTACGGCACCAGTCGGGCCGGCTGGGCCTTGCGGGCCAGTCGCGCCCTGCGGTCCAGCAGGGCCGGCATCGCCGGTATCGCCTTTTGGTCCTTGCGGGCCAGTCGCGCCAGTCGGGCCTTGAGGCCCAGCGTCCCCGGTATCACCCTTGGCACCGGCCGGGCCCGCAGCACCAGTCGCGCCTGCAGGCCCCTGGGGTCCAGTCGGGCCCGTGTCGCCAGTGTCGCCCTTGGGCCCAGCAGGGCCAGGCGAGCCTGCAGGGCCCTGAGCGCCGGTCGGACCAGGATCGCCTTGTGGGCCTTGTGCCCCCGCTGCCCCCGCTGCTCCAGCAGGCCCCACCAGCGATGCACCTGCAGGCCATGCACCCGCCGCCTTCGGCCCGTAGATCACCCAGCCGGTGGTGTCGATGAAGAAATCACCGTTCGCGCCAACACCACCACCAGGTGCGCCGCTGCCACTCAGTACCGTCCGCCCGTCAACACCAGCCGCACCAGCCGCACCCGCAGGCCCCTGCTGCCCCTCGGCGATGTTGAAGATCACCGCACCCCAGGCGCCGGCTGTCTTCGGCCCGTAGATGTCGCCGTTGGCGGTGTTCAGGTAGAAATCGCCGTTGCTGCCTACGCCAGCGCCAGGCGCTCCACTGCCCTGCCGCCACGCTGCGCCAACACCGGTCGCCCCTGCCGGTCCCGGCGGCCCCGGCGTGACGACCTTGATCACTGCAGGGCAGCTCATGGATCCCTCCTGGTGGTTCTCAGTGCAACGGTCACAGGACCCGCCGCAAGGTGGTGGTCATCTGCAACGACGTTGCCCGGCGCCACCATTAGGCAGTCGTATCGGTAGCGCTTGCCCAACCGCAACGTGTTTACCGTCGCCTCGGGCAGGATCAGCTTCACCACACCGGTGGCAGCGTTGGCATTCACCGTCACCGGATATACCGTGCGGCCCTTCTCATCGCTGACGGTGGCGTTCACGTCCCAGCCAGCGAATGGCCAGGCGATCGTGCCGGCTGCATCAGTGAACAGATGCAGCTCCAGCAGTGCATCAATGCCCTGCTCCATGTTCCAGGGTTCGTCTTCAACCCACGCCATGGATCAGGAACCTCGCTGGTGCCTCAGTTTTCCTGCCACGCCTCGTCCTTATCAGGCGTGGCCGGATCGTCAGCCTTGAACTTCCCGCCAGCCACACGGGCGCGGGTCTTCGGTGCGGCAGGTTCGGCAGCAGGCTCTGTTACGGGCGCACCCATCGCCGCCAGCATCTCCTCAACCGTCACACCCTGGGGCATCGCAAACGAAGCCATCAGTCAGTCCTCAGAAAATGGTGAAGGGGACCCCGAAGAGTCCCCCAGTGGATCAGTCAGCCACCTGCAGACTGATCGTGTTCACCCCAGCAGGGGCGTTAGCATCGACGCCAGCGTTGGCGCGAATCGCCACCACACGCACATCACCGGAGGTGATCGAGGCGCCGGTAGCAGCCAGTGCACGCACCTGCGCACCGCTCAGTGCAATCTCCTGGATGCCAGGGGCACAGGTGATCACAGCAATGGTGGCGTAGTGCGAGTTATTCACGGTGCCGCCTTCGGCAACGTGAGCCACCTGCACGGTGTACTGACCCGCGGCCGACGCGTTACCGTGCGCCACGAGCTTGAAGGTGTCCTGAGCATCAAGGCGAGTGTTCAGGATCTGAGCCGCACCCGTACGGGTGGCAGCGGCGCGGCCTCGGGCGCCAGCAGCGACGGCACCCACCAGGACGGTGGATGCGTCGATCAGGTACCCCCGGCGGGGGGAGAGGCCAGTAGAGCGAGCCATTGATAAACCTCGGAATCAGGGAACGAGAATCAGGCCACTACAGCCGCATCGGTCACGCCAGAGAGACGGGCGGCGGACCTCCCGTTCATCACAGCCATGCCGCAGTACCACTCCAGCCTTGTGCGATCGACCGGCGCATCAGGAACTTCACCCAGAGCACGAACGGAAGGTCCGAACTGACCGCGAGCGCGGCCCTGCAGGGCGGTGGTAAGCAGGTCGCCAAAGGCGACGCAGTAGATGGATGTGGAGCTGGATGCCTCGGTGAAAGGCATGATCGGCAGATTCTGGGCGTTGGTGTCAACGACCACGATCGGCACATCCCCGTAGGTGGTGACGCGACGACCGAACTCGTTCTGCTCGTAGTTGATGAAACCACCGATGGACGAGTTGCGGCTGGCGGTGTTCAAGCGCCTGCGCATTTTCTTGTTCATGATCAGCACCTTCTCGCCACCAGCGGCATCGCAGGCGTCGATCAGCTCATCGAGAGCGGACAGCGAGAGAGCACCGCCCATGGCGATCGCCTGGGAGCTGCCGGTATTGATCCGGCGGCGGAGGCCATCAAAGGTGCGAGGGTTGGCGGATTCGTCACCATTGATGAACTGATCCTCGAAGGTGAGCCGCATGGAGCGGACCTTCATCTGGACCTGATCAGCGATGGCCTGGGGGCCACGCATGTCGATGATGGCGGTGTCCACGTCAACCTCGGCGCCCATGATCTTCAGCTTTTCAGCTTGAGGATTGAGCACGCCATAGGTGGCGTCGAGGGTTTCGTTGATGCCACGGAACCCGACAGCGGGCAGCTCGGCTTCAACGTCATAGAACACGCCCTCACCTTCCACGTTTTGGAAGGGGATGACGCTCATCAGCTCGCCTTCAGCGAGCTCACGGATTACAGCAAGGCGAGCCAGGTCACGTTCGGATTTGGCCGCCTCCAGAAGGGTAAGGCCCATTGGGGGAACAGGGGGAAGAGGTCTGCTGGTGGCGTCACGCCGGGATGGGAGGCATCACGCTTCCCGTGTCGTGAACAGCAGACCCCTGGCGATTAAGCCGTTGCCTGTTTAATCAGCGAGGCTTGCCGAATGCCTCGCTGAACATCTGCCCGGTTGGCATCTTGGAGAGGTCGGCGGTGGTGTTGATCCGGCCGTCACGGCCACCACGGGCACCGCCGCCGGAGCCGTATTCGGGCTGGAAGTGCATGCCGTGAACGGGATCCTTGCGGAGCCTGGCGAAGTGCTCGCGCAGGGTGATCCGCTTGCCGGTTTCTGCATCGAGGGCGGGTGTGCCGTCTGCATCGAGCAGGTAGAGGCCGTTTTTGTCCTCGGCGTAGCTCTGGCCGAAGACCTGCCAGATGTAGTCGAATGGCGTGCGGCCGTCGATCTCCGATGCGTCGGTGGAGCCTTTGGATGCAAGGAATTCGCGTTCGGCCTTAACGCGGAGGGCCTCGCGTTCGGCAGCGGATGCCTTGGACTGGAGTTCACCGGTGAGCTTGGTCAGCTGCTCCTGGTACTTCCGCTCCTGATCAGCGAGGCGGGAGTTGATCTGCTGCTCCAGCAGCTGCGCCTGCTGCTCGGCGGCCGTGGCCTTGGCCTGTGCTTCGGCCAGGAGCTGCGGGTTGACCTGGCCGACTTCTTTCAGCTGCGCTTCGAGCTGTGCAGCACGGGCAGCGTTCTGGCGGTTCAGCTTGCGTTCTGCGTCGAGTGCCTTCTTCAGGCGATCAGCATCAGTGAGCTGGGTGGGGTCGTCGCCGGCAGGGTCGGCATCAGAGGCGCCACCAGCAGGAGGATCGGTAGGGGGTTCAGGATCAACGCAGGGGAACATCCCCGCCATGTGGTCAGGGCGGGAGAGGTGGGAACGGAAACGCATGGCATCACGCCTAGGTGCGTTGGAGTTTTCCGGGCCTCTGCGTAGTGGTGGCCTTGGCGAGTTTGATGCGCTGGCTAGCGACCCGGAACTGGGCCGCCTCCACCAGGTGGGCGATGGGATCCTCGGCGGGGATCTGGTTGCCGGGTTGCGGGGTGGTCATGGGAATGGTTGCGGAGTATCACGCCGCTGGTTTAAGGATTAGGCTTTTAAGCGGCCTACAGAACGGATAAGGGAGCGGCTCGATAGTCTCGGCATCGCCATACACGGCGCGATCTTGAATTCTGATTGGGCTGATAGCCACCCCGGTGCTTGCGTCTCTTAAAAGCCTGAAGCGCAGTATATCGGGAGAACTGGCCGACGTAGATTCATCGTATATTTTCTGGCCGTTGCGATGAACTGTAATCTTATTGCCGCTAATTTTTTGTATTGCATAATGAACATAGCTTGGACTATTATTAGCAATGTTCAAAAAGTCATAATTAACCCCATCTTGGGATGCTAAAATGAAAGTTGAATAGGTAGTAATGTCAAAGCGGGTATTCGCAGGCAGAGTTGAGCCGTTGAATAGCTCGATTCTGACCGTGCCCGTAGACCCTTCCTGCTTGACTAGATACTGGACAGTAAACTCGCCAGTGCTTGCGTCAATCTCGGTTTCGCCAAAATCAACGTTCCAAGCTTCTTGGAGGAACGTGGTCACGATCTCTTCCACATCAATCGTGTAAGCAGTAAATCCATCGCCCTCTACTATCGAATAAGGCTCGATGGCGCTTGCTTCGCGAGTGATAACAGCCCCTTCGTCATTTGCCAGCGGCGGGGCTGTCGAAGGGAAGTAAATGAATACGCCGTCGCAACCTAACCCATAATTAGCCACCGCCGCCGGCTGCGGTCGCTTCCACCTCTTGCTGTCAGCGCCGAACTTACGGGACTGCGGCTTGGGCTGCAGCGGCGGCTGGCGAAGCAGTTCTTGGCGATCGAGCAACCTGCGGCGGTTGGCCATGATCCGTGCCTTCACCGCCTCAAGGATTGCATCAGGCACATCTTCCAGGTTGATGTTTAGCGTCATGGCTTGATGCCTAGAGTGATATTGAACGCACGGGATTGACCAGCAGCAAGCACCTGCGGCACCTCATACAACCGCACGGCATAGGGTCTGGTCCTGGTGGTGCCGATCTTGATGATCATCGCATCGAAGGTGAACCCAGCGCCGGTTGCAGGGCCAAACTGGCCGGTGATCACGGGCGATTCCACCCTGCCATTGGTGGTGTTGTAGACACCGTTGCCGACGGTGCCGGTTACATCGGCATAACCGTTTGCTGATGCCAGCTTGGCTGCTTCCCATGCGGTGAGCGTGCTGGCCAGGGTGAGGCTGCCGGTGGTGGCGAGGAACACCCTGTAGGTCTGACCGTCGAGGATCAGGCCCGACTGAAACTCAAGCTCGCCTTGGGAGATAACGAAGCTCATGGTCAGGCCACCGTGAAGGTCACGATGCCGTTAGCGTTCCAGATGATCTTGAAATCAGTCCCAGTGCCAGCGGTCTCGGCGCCGTCGAAGTCGATGAATGCAACCGGCGGAT